ATGACCAGAATAAACGAAGTATTATATTTCGTTCTTTATGATTTATGCAAAATAAAAAAGACGCAGAACAAGTCTGCATCTGTCTTTTCCATTGGTACGCCCGAGTGGAATCGAACCACCGCACACGGCTCCGGAGAACTACGAGAAAAAGCCTGTAATACAGCATTCTGTAAAGGATTAAGTGGCTTTATAGCTTATTTTTTCATTACGGTAGAATGCCATTTTCCTAACATAAATTTCAGCAATTGCACCCACAATTGCACCCAACTTATAAATTGAAAATTTTTGAGATTTTATTCGGCAAAGAAGCATCGTAACCTGGAATAGAATGACCATAAAGATCTAAAGTGTGGCTGGCTCTGCTATGTCCCAATCGTTTAGATACTTCCAAAAGTGGTACACCGTTCGCCAATAATTGTGTTGCATGCGTATGACGAAGTACGTGGAATTTTTTATGCGGTACTGAAGCTAATAATAAAATACTTTTCCAGGCTCTTTCGATTTGGTTAGGTCGTAATGGAGTTCCATTTTTGCTTTGAAAAATATAGCCATCAAAAGAAACGATTTTCCCACTGTTAAAACGTTTTTTTAGGTCAGAGGATAAATCCCTCGTGATTGTGATTTCTCTTTCTCCAGCGGCCGTTTTTGGCGGTGTATCGACCATTTTACCATTTATATCTTGCAGGCTGTTGTTGATCACAACATAATCATCAAATACGCATTTTCGTTTTAGTCCTAAAACTTCTCCAAGTCTCATGCCGGTGTTGATTGTTAATAAAAATAATAAATAATACCTTCTATAAGTGGAATTAGTTTTTAATACGTCTGATATTGCTTGCAGTTCTTCTCTTTTGAATATTTCTATTTTGGGTTTCGATACTTTAGGCGCTGGTATGGCATTCATAATATTCTTTTTTACTAGCTCTAGTATATGTGCTTTAGTTATAGCTGCTTTCAACAGTTTATGTATTTTGTTTTTGCTGCTATCTGACATTTTAGGAAGATTATTATAGAAATATTGTACCTGCCTAGCATCTAATTCCTGAAGTAATATGCCGGAGATGGGTTCAAGATGTCGAGCCGTTTGCATATACCGAATTAAGGTTTTTGCTCTTATATTTGGTGCACAGTAAGTGCTCAGATATTCAAGGACCCACTCACCTACAGTTATGTTAGATTTAGGAATATAGGTATTGTTGTATAGATCTAATTTTATTTGGGAAAGCCACATATCAGCTTCGTCAGAACTGTCGAAACGTTTGGATATTCTTTTACCTAAAGCATCCGTGATATAGGCTCTGTATTTCTTTCGCTTTGGTTCATAAACAATGCTTCCAGCGCCATTTCTGTTACGTTTTGGCATAAAAAATCAGCTCCTTTACTGTAATTTGAGTATGCAGTAGCAGAGCTGATGTGCTATAATATTTATAGTAATCAGCTCGCTTGCGACGAAGTGGGGCAATTACGTTGACCGTTCCTGTTGGCGCAGGGGCGGTCTTTTTTATATTATAATTTAAAATTTTCTTATACCTTTTCACTGGAATCAGAATTTTTTTGAGAGATTATTTGTTCAAAAGTTTTGCAGGCCTTAGTAAGAGCATCAAATACTTCTAACGAAGAGACGGCCTTCATATATTTTGTTGATTTGTTTTTACCAACTTGCGATAGTAAATTTCTAGATTTAAGTTCATTTATAGCTTTATTAAGATGATGTCTAGAGAAACCAGTTTTCTCCATTAGTTGAGGAGAGGAATAAACCAAGTTGGGGTTGTCGCTTTCTGAAAATATTGTTAAGATTATGTGTGCATTTTCGGAAAGATCTGGGTAAGATTCTTTTAATTCAGCAGCCCAAAGCTTTAACTTTGTTTTATCCAAAAGTATTTCTAGTTCAGGATTTCTGAACTTATTTTTTTTCACAACATCAAATATTTTAGGTCCGCCAGTTCCTGCACGTTCAGAAGCGCCGAGTCGCCTAAATAATGTTGTTAAGACATTGTTTCTGGGATTTGAGTTTCCTCCAATAAAAAAGGAGTGTTTTGTTATTCTCATTGCACCTGGATTTATAAATAAATAATAAGTGTCATATACTTCTACATATAAAGCAGTACTTGAATTTAAATAATCAGCATGTATAAGCATATTTACCAAGGCTTCTCTAAGTGCAATATTCAATTCGATAGGAGTTTTCCTTGTTAGATTAGTATCTAGTGCAAAGGTATCATTTATTGTAGCTGTTAATTTATCTAAAACAAGTAAGTAATAGTTTAAAATATTTAAATTTGGATACAATAATTCGCCAGAAGCAACTCTATCTTTCCAACGTTCTACGGCCCCTTTCTTGTTAAAATAATCAAGATGATAATGGGGTAAGCGACTTATTATTGCATTATATTTACCCAAGAATAATAATCCGCCTAAAGTTAATTTGGGCTCTTTGTTGTCATTTCTATCTAATTGGAATACACCCATTGATAATAAAAATTGTAAATTATCCATAGATAGATAGTCAGTATCGGGATCTCGGCGTTGAACTATGGTTTTAAATTTTAATATACTCTCCATATCAAGGTCGGTTAAGTCATATCCATCTAGTAGTTCGTTATCTATATTGTCATATGTATTACGAATAATAGAATATCTTTCTGAATCTGAAGCTTGATAATCTCCTCCGTGTCGTCTCAAATAAGTGTGTTTAGGATTATTATTTATATATAAGGGTTTTTTATCTGGAGATAACTCTTCTATTTTTACCAGGATAATTGATTTACCAGAGTGGGTTTCTATTTTTACTGAATCGTTAGTTAATATATTTCTACTTGCTTTTTGTGCATTAGAGGCGAGATTGAATATATCAGAAACTATTTTATCTGGATTTTGTACGCCTTCAACGGAAAATTGACCGTTATTTTTTTCTTCTATACCCAAAACAATTATGCCACCATTTGTATTAGCAAAAGATGAATATGTTTCCCAAAAAGATACAGGTAGTTTGTTAGAGCATAATTTATATTCTATATTTTGGTTTTCTTGTTCTAGTTCTGTGATATTCATAAGTTTCTCCTTGTAAAAATATAATGCGTTTCTGCAATAAATCTGCAATAAATTATTAGGGGAGGTAAGGTAGTATTTTTGAGTATTAATGGGAATTAACGAGTATTAGCTAGTTCTAATAAGACTTAATAAAGCGTATCTGCAATAAATCTGCAATAAATCTGCAATAAATCTGCAATAAAGTTAGAATAAAAAAGTCTCCTTGGTATGAGTTTCAGCTACTATTTTTTTTAGAGCCTGCCTGTTTTCAAATGTTACTCCTGCGACATTGAATGAGAGAAGGTTTGTGGGTGTGGATCCTTTTTTGCGCTTTTGAGGGACTGGTGTGTTGTTGGAGCGTGATTCAAGGTCTCCTAATATAAATTTTTTTACAATGAAAAGCATTAAGCGATAAATTGCATATGAAACTAAAATAAAAAATATAGCATTCACTGTTATATCACTCCAGCTTTATTTATGCCTTTGTGCTTCTATTTCGTCAACACAAAGGTTCTTACCACAATCTTTTTCATAATGCTCCTGCTCATGCAGGTAAGTTTTCATGTTGGATTCCCTCGTTAAGCGGGCATTCAAGATGAAAATTGCCTCTCCATCAATATCTTCTCTAACAAAGCCTCGAACGTCGTGAGGCAAGTCATATAAGATAGTTCTACTCATTGAGATCGCCTTCCTCTTTGGCTTTTTGGTAATCAATAAATTTCATAACTTCTTTAATGCTTTCGGGTTTTAGTTTTTTGGTAGCGTCAAATAACACTTTGTATTGAGGATTATCATAAATTTCCTGTGCCATTTTTGCTGCTTCAGGATTGAGGTAATAGGTTTGGTTTTCTTTATTATTTTCCCACCCCATTAGATAACCTGGAGTTACATTTAGAGCTTTCGCAATTATTTGAACTTGGTTTATAGGAACTTTTTTGATGAATCCGGTTTCGTATCTTTGAAGAGTAGATTTGTTGATGCCTGTTAAATCCGAAAGTTCCTGATAGGATAGACCAAGTTCCAATCGCCGAAGTTTAATTTTTTCAATTAGTTCTGTTAATTCTTTTTCGCTCATTGTAAAAACCTCTCTTTGCTGCTTAAACCAATAATAACATAAATGCAACGGAAAGTAAAACAAAAATATAAAAAACGTTGCATTTGTGCTTGACTTTTGAATTATGTGCTGTTATCATAACCTTGTAGCATAAATGCGACGAAGGGGAGCAAAGGAAGTGATATTAGATGAACTTAGCAAAGCTACGCGGTGCTCTAGCTGAAAAAGGCATAACGCAGAGGGAACTGGCTAAAAAACTTGGCCTGACGACCAAAAGTGTAAATGCAAAACTTAATGGACGCTGTAAAATTTCAGTAGATGAAGCTGCCTCAATGAGCAAAATACTAAAGTTGAAAGAACCTAGCACAATTTTTTTTGATTGATTTGTTGCATAAATGCAATAAAAGAAAAGGAGAATGAGTTCATGAAGTTTTCAGGAATTAAAGAATATGCCAATTCTCGTGGACTTGCATATTCTACCGTTTATGCAATGTGCCGAGATGGAACACTTCCGGCAGTTAAGATAGGACAGCGGCATAAAATTGAAGTCGAAGGCGCTGATCGTTATTTTAATGAACAAATCGAACTTCGACAAAAAAAGCTACAAAAATTAAAGTGCCCAATTGTTATTTCTAAGCATACACGCCGTGATGGCGGCGGGTATTTAGATCAATTGAATTTGATGCGAAAGGAGGTGAAGTAGCTAATGCCAGAACAATTGCCCAAGGAAATATTTAATATGATATCCGATAGATCTACACAGATAAAAAGCTTAAACTCATACGCTAAAGCGATTCAGGCTGTTTCTGGTAAAATTCCAGCGCATATTTTAGAGGATTTCATTGAATCCCTAAGGTCTTTTAATAGCGACATAGCATGTTTAGAACTCGAGTTGAGAAATAACGGTTATTCTTTTGATCAATTTGCGTACCTGACGGCTATAGTCGATGCTGCAGAGAGGGACAAAAGTCGTGCTGGGGGGGAGGAAACACCGTGAAAACACTAGGGATTTATATTTGGTACTTTTTTGCTGAGAGTGAAATTTTCCCTAAGATCCTGATAGCAGTATCACTGGTCATCTTTGGGATGTTTTTAGAAAGGGCGTGGTGAGATGTGGAAAGAGTTAGGTTATCAAATTGCGGTAATTGCTATTGGGACTTGGGCCGGTGTATTTTTCGGGTTATGGCTCTGGTGCAAGGTTGCTGGAATGAATTAAAGAAAAGAGCCATCAGCACGGCAATGCTGACAGCTCAGGGTTAATACATTGGTCATGAACAACCTGTATTGACTACATTATAGCATAAATAGAAGGATTGACAATGAATTACGGCTTAAATTTTCCTATTGAGAATTATGCAGCTCTATACATAGCTATAGTAAACAGCGTTGATACGGAGACAGCTTTAGCAAAAGTTATGCCACGAGAATCAGTACATTACAGGTCAAAAGCAGAACGTCGTGAGCTTATTGCGGAAGCTAAAAGTTTAATGGAGCAAGGTATTCGGTTAGAAAGGCAGCCAGCATCATAGGAGTTAAGCGTCCTACGCTTGTATGGTGGCTGAAAAAAGAAAAGGAGCTATTTCAATGACAGTGAAAATTAACAGTCTCGAACTTGAAAATATCAAAAGGATTAAAGCAGTAAAATTAGTACCTTCGGCGAATGGCTTGACTATTCTCGGTGGTAAAAATGGTCAGGGTAAAACCAGCGTTCTGGATGCGATTGCCTGGGCGCTTGGTGGGGAAAGATATAAACCTTCTGAACCGCAGCGACAAGGATCTGTTACTCCGCCAATTCTGCATATAGAGTTATCTAATGGGCTTATAGTTGAGCGGAAGGGCATTAACGGCAGCTTAAAGGTCATCGATCCGCAGGGAAATAAAGGCGGCCAGCAGATTTTAAATGAGTTTGTAGCGCAACTTGCTTTAGATCTGCCAAAATTTTTGAATGCAAATAATAAAGAAAAGGCCAATGCTCTTTTGCAGATAATAGGGATCGGTGAAAAACTTTACCAGTTGGATGCTGAAGAACAAAGGATTTATAACAGGCGGTATGAAGTTGGACGCATTGCTGACCAAAAGAAAAAGTATGCATCTGAGCTTGAAATGTATCCGGATGTTCCTAAAGAGCTCGTTTCCGCAGCTGATCTAATTAGGCAGCAGCAGGCGATACTTGCCAGGAACGGCGAAAACCAGCGCAAACGGCAAATGTGCCAGCAGTATGAAGAAGAATTAGCTAAAGCGCAGATTGCTTTTGACGAAGCGAAGAACCGGCTTAAAGAAGCTGAGGCTGCAGTTTCGGTTGCCCGTAAGTCGGCCGCAGATTTACAGGATGAAAGTACGGCAGAATTGGAAGCGAATATCTCTGACATAGATCGCCTGAATATTAAAATCAGGGCCAATATGGACAGGGAAAAGGCTGAAATCGAAGCTGAAGAATATAGCCAGCAATATGATGAACTGACAAAATCGATCGAAGATATTAGAGAGCAGCGCTTAAAGTTGTTGGAAAGTGCAGACCTGCCGCTACCTGAATTGTCTGTTGAAAATGGTGAGCTGGTTTATCGTGGGAATAAGTGGGATAACATGAGCGGCAGTGAGCAGCTTAAAGTAGCTACTGCTATTGTCCGCAAATTGAATCCGAACTGTGGTTTTGTGCTCATGGATAAGCTGGAGCAGATGGATCAGGATACTTTAAATGAATTTGGTAAATGGTTGGAACAGGAACAGCTGCAGGTAATCGCTACACGTGTCAGCAGTGGTAAAGAGTGTTCGGTCATTATAGAAGATGGTTATGTTAAAGAAGATAACGGCCTTTCGGATGAAGGCGCAAAAACATGGAAGAAAGGTGAGTTTTGATGAAGTTTCAAATTACCAGAGGGCTGATTGTAAAGCCGCAAAAAGTTGTAGTTTATGGTCCTGAAGGTATTGGCAAAACTACTTTTGCCGCTGATTTTCCGGATCCGCTGTTTATCGATACCGAAGGCAGTACGAATGTCTATGATGTTGCCAGATTACCGGCGCCGACTTCTTGGACGATGTTGCTGGATGAGGTTAGAGAGGTTATCAAAAATCCGACCTGCTGTAAAACATTGGTTATTGATACGATTGACTGGGCAGAACAGCTTTGCGTGGGTCATGTATGTGCTAAAAATGGCAAAAATGGGATCGAGGATTTTGGTTATGGCAGTGGCTATATTTTTGTAAGAGAAGAATTTGGACGCTTTTTAAATCTGCTTTCTGATGTGATCGAGATTGGAATCAATGTTGTTTTAACAGCACATATGCAGATGCGTAAGTTTGAATTGCCTAATGAAGGTGGAAGTTTTGACCGGTATGAGCTGAAGCTTGGCAAAAAGACTTCATCGCAGACTGCTCCACTGGTCAAAGAGTGGGCTGATATGCTGCTGTTTGCCAACTATAAGACTATCGTGATCGCACAGGATAAGGACGGGAAGAAATGCAAGGCCGCCGGTGGTGAGCGGGTAATGTATACGACACATCATCCTAACTGGGATGCGAAGAACAGACAGGATCTACCGGAAGAATTGCCCTTTGATTTTAAAAGTATTCGTGGCTGCCTGGTCTATTCCAATACGGAAGCTTTGCAGCCTGTGTTGCAGCCAGTTGTAATGCAGCCGGAAACGCTTGCGGCACCGGTTGCTAGTGCCACTGCAATTATAGATACACCTTCTGGGCTAATATCTGTAGATCCGGCGCTTATCCCTGTAACAGCATCAGGTGATACAGTGGCTGTACAAACGTCAAAAGTAATTCCAAGTTGTGTGCCGAAAGCATTGGCTGATTTAATGGCGCCGGAAGGGGTAACGCTTGCAGAAATTCAAAAGGTTGTTGCCCAGCGTGGCTATTATCCAGAGGGAACACCTTTTGAAAATTACGCAGAGGATTTTGTACAGGGCTGTTTGATTGGAGCCTGGCCCAATGTCTTTGCTTTGATCAAAGAGAACAGGGAGATACCTTTTTAAGTTTAAGAAACTCAATGTAGTTTAAATAATATTTAACAGATAAAGGAGAATAAAACAATGGCATTTGAACAATTAGGACAAGCAGTACCCGTAGAAGAAAGAGAATTAGGATGGGACGATACTATTGAAAAGGAGAGCGCCGGTTTTATCATTCTGCCGGAAGGTGATTATGAATTTAAGGTATTAGAGTTTCAACGTGCCCGTCATGAAGGCAGCGAAAAGTTACCGCCATGTAATAAAGCTGTAATCACTTTGGTAGTTGAAACACCAGAAGGAGAAGCCCGCATCAGGCATAACTTGTTCTTACATTCTCGGACGGAAGGCATGATTTCGGCTTTCTTTATCGGTATTGGGCTGAAAAAACACGGTGAACCTTTGAAAATGGATTGGCCACGGGTGGTTGGTCGAAAGGGCAGGGCTAAGATCGGTATCCGTATGCATGATGGTAAGCAGTATAACGAAATTAAACGCTTTTATGATCCTGAAAATACAGCGACAACAGCACCTACTACGGCTGCACCGCAACAACAAAACTTATATCAAGGACAACCGCAGGCCGTTCCTGCATTTCGGCCCGGAGCTTTCTAATGCAGCTGCGTCCATATCAGGAAGAAGCTAAACAGGCTATTTTGGGCGAATGGAATAAAGGAATAAACCGCACTCTGTTGGTATTGCCGACCGGGTGCGGTAAAACTATAGTCTTTGCAAAGGTTACAGAGGAACAGGTTAAACAAGGTGACCGGGTACTGATCTTAGCGCACCGTTTTGAACTGCTGCAGCAGGCCTGTGACAAAATCGAGCAGGCTACAGGTTTAAAATCGGCTATGGAAAAAGCTGAATATACCTGTATGGGAAGTTGGTATCGTGTGGTAGTAGGTTCTGTCCAGACGCTGATGCGCGAGAAGCGGTTAAACGGATTTGCAAAGGATTTTTTCGATACGATCATCGTCGACGAAGCACATCATGTACTTTCAGATAGCTATCAGAAGGTGCTGGAACATTTTGACAGCGCTAAGGTGCTTGGTGTTACTGCAACGCCTGACAGAGGCGATATGCGTAATTTAGGGCAATGTTTTGAGAGCCTTGCTTATGAATATACGCTGCCTAAAGCTATCAAAGAAGGTTATCTGTCACCTATCAAGGCTCAGACTATTCCTCTGAAATTAGATTTGACAGGTGTCGGGACCCAGGCCGGTGATTTTAAGACCAGCGATCTGGGAACGGCTCTCGATCCATATCTGAATCAGATCGCTGAGGAAATGGCTAAAATTTGTATGGATAGAAAGACTGTAGTTTTTTTACCACTTGTCAAGACCAGCCAAAAGTTTAGGGATATTTTGAATGGTATCGGTTTCAGCGCTGCCGAAGTAAATGGTAACAGCGAGGATCGCGCAAAGGTGCTGAGTGATTTTGAAACCGGTAAATATAACGTGCTTTGTAATTCAATGCTTTTGACAGAAGGGTGGGATTGCCCGGCTGTTGATTGCATTGTTGTATTAAGACCAACGAAGGTCAGGAGTTTGTATTGTCAAATGGTGGGTCGTGGTACGAGGCTGGCACCGGGCAAAGAAGAACTTTTGCTGCTTGATTTTCTGTGGCATACAGAACGCCATGAACTGTGCCGACCGGCGCATTTGATTGCGACAAATGAAGATGTGGCCAGAGCTATGACTGAAACATTACAGGACGCAGCATGTCCGTTAGATTTGGAAGCAGTGGAAAAACAGGCTTCTGAAGATGTTGTTGCCCAGCGGGAAGAAGCTTTGGCGAAACAGTTGGCAGCAATGAAACAGCGTAAGCGTAAACTGGTGGATCCGTTGCAGTTTGAAATGAGTATCCAAGCAGAGGATCTGTCAAGCTATGTACCAGCATTCGGTTGGGAAATGAGCCCGGCCAGTGAAAAGCAACTTAAAACATTAGAGAAGTTTGGTATAAATCCGGATGAGATCGATAATGCCGGTAAAGCTGCGAAAATACTTGATCGTTTGGATAAACGCAGGAATGAAGGATTAACGACACCGAAACAGATCCGGTTTTTAGAGGGTCGTGGGTTCCGGCATGTCGGTACCTGGTCTTTCGAACATGCCAAGAAACTGATAGACAGGATTGCTGCCGGTGGCTGGCGTATTCCGGCAGGCATTGATCCACGGATTTACAAGCCTGAATAAAGGAGAACATCATGGAGAATAAATTGGATTTGCTGCCGCTGCTTGATTATATCGATCCGAGCGTTCTTGATTATCAGGAGTGGGTCAATGTTGGCATGGCGTTGAAAGCAGAAGGTTACAGCGTGAGCGTGTGGGATGATTGGAGCCGGCGAGATGCTGGAAGATACTACGCAAATGAATGTCGAAAAAAATGGGAGACGTTCAGAGGTGATACCAGCGCACCAGTAACGGGTGGTACGATCGTAGCAATGGCTAAGGATAACGGCTGGACGCCACAGCAGCGTGAAGATCATGAACTTTCATGGGATGATATCATCGGACAAAAAGAAGATATGGTTTTGGTCGATAAGAACTGGATCGAAGGCCAGGAAATAGCGGACCCGGAAAACTGGGATCCGGTAAAAGAACTGGTAACTTATCTGGAAACTTTATTCGACAGTACGGAAAATGTTGGCTATGTAACGGAATCATGGCAAAAAGACGGTAAATATCTACCGTCAAAAGGTTGTTCTGATAGAACAGCTGGGCAGCTCATTGAGCTACTTAATAAATGTAAGGGTGATATCGGCGGGGTGCTTGGCGATTACAACCCTGAGTGCGGCGCATGGATACGTTTTAATCCTCTTGATGGTAAAGGCGTGAAAAACGACAATGTGACAGAATTTCGGTATGCTCTGGTCGAATCGGACAAGATGGATATAGCCAAGCAGAATGAAATTATCCGGACACTGGAACTGCCGGTGGCCTGCCTGGTACATTCAGGAAAAAAGTCGCTGCATGCTATTGTTAGGATCGATGCAGCAGACTATGCGGAATATCGTAAACGTGTTGATTATCTTTACGCTGTTTGTAAGAAAAACGGCCTTGAAATCGATACTCAAAACCGTAATCCTTCGCGGCTCAGCAGAATGCCGGGCGTGATGCGTCAGGGACACAAGCAGTTTTTAGTTGATACCAACATCGGCAAAGCCAGTTTTGTAGAATGGCAGGAGTGGATTGAGGCGGTCAACGATGATCTTCCGGAACCGGAAAGCATTAGTGAGATTTGGGATAATTTACCGGAGCTGGCAAAACCGCTGATTGATAATGTATTGCGACAGGGGCATAAAATGCTCATTGCAGGGCCGTCTAAGGCAGGCAAAAGCTATGCTTTGATAGAGTTGTGCTGCGCGATTGCCGAGGGCCGTCAGTGGCTTAATTTTAGCTGTACAAAGGGTAAAGTTTTATATGTGAACCTTGAACTTGACAGGGCAAGTTGTTTGCATCGTTTTAAGGATGTTTATACGGCAATGGGGTGGGAGTCGAGCAATTTGTCTAATATCGATGTATGGAATTTGCGTGGCAAGTCGATTCCGATGGATAAGCTGGCGCCGAAGCTGATCAGGCGTGCCGCAAAGAAGAATTATATTGCTATCGTTATCGATCCGATTTATAAAATCATCACCGGTGACGAAAACAGTGCTGACCAGATGGCGCATTTCTGTAATCAGTTCGATAAGGTTTGTACGGAACTGGGCTGCGCTGTGATCTACTGCCACCATCATTCAAAGGGTGGCCAAGGCAGTAAAAAATCTATGGACAGAGCTTCAGGGTCAGGAGTATTTGCCCGTGATCCTGACGCACTGCTTGATTTGATAGAGCTGGAACCAACAGAAGAATTACTGAAGCAGGAAGAAAATAAAGCAATTTGCGCCGAGTGCTTGGCGTATTTAAAACGATATTACCCTGCCTATACACAGGATTTATCGCAGGATGACGAGTGCAGTAGCGTTGTACTGTTGGAATACTGCCATAAGATGCTTGGCAATAATACTAATATTGAGCTTGTGAAAACGGCGATTCCGGCGGCCAAACAGCGGGTGCGGCAACGTACAGCGTGGCGCATTGAAGGGACTCTACGTGAGTTTCCGAAGTTCCCGCCGATCAATCTTTGGTTTAATTATCCTGTGCATTACGTTGATGATATTGGAAGTCTAAAGGATATTGAACCTGACGGGCAGGGACCAGCCTGGCAGCGGAATTTCAAAAAGAAGAAGTCACCGGATGATTTGAAAAAAGAACGAATAGTAGCATTACAAAAAGCTTTTGAAGCAGAAAGTTTTGGTGGGACTCCGACAGTAAAAAGCCTGGCCAGTTATTTAGATGTGACGGAAAAAACGGTGAAGAATCATATTCGAGAAAGTGGAATGTTTGCAATAAGCAATAATGGAGAAGTCGTTCGGAAAACGGAAAAAGTCGAATGATTTTCCTTTTCCGAATTGGAAAAAGTCGAGTGTTTTTCCACGACGCCGTTTTCTGACAATTTGGAAAAACTCGAACATTATCGAGAATTTCCGAATCGGAAAAAGTCGAGCGATTATCGAGATTTTCCTTAAGTGAATGTTCACTAATATTATATACGCGATATACGCGCGCGCGATGTATCTATATATGATTAGTCATTGTAGGTTGTATTCCTATACAACAAAAGGATTTTCCGCCTTGGCTTGGCGGGAAAATTCCTTTCGGTTGTAGGAAGAGGTATACCGCGCGAAAGGAAAAAGGAGCGAATGAAAAATGAAAAATAGTAAATACTGGGAAACTGAAAAAGGAGAAGTTGTAAAATTCGGTAATAGCTTTATGCGTTGTTATGAGAAGGCTGGAAAATTACAATTTGGTTTTATGAAAACAGACGGAACTCTTATCGTAAAAAATACAATTGACCGAAAGGAATTGCTTGAAAGTAAAGAAGGCGCTGACTATTTGCTGGCTACGATTCAAGAATGGCGGGAAGCTTACGAAAGAGGAGCATATGATGATTGAGTTCTTTATTCAGATGAAACTGCCAACAGTTACGCATCAGCAGAAAAAGGTCCATGTTGTAAACGGTAAGCCACACTATTATGAACCTGACGCACTTAAAGATGCCAGGCAGAAGTTTAGTGCGCACCTGGCAGCTTATGTACCTGAAAAAAAGCTGACCGGTCCGATAAGGCTTTTGACTAAATGGTGCTATACAGCTATAGGGAAACATAAGAACGGCGAATATAAAATTACAAAGCCGGACACTGATAATATGATCAAGCTGCTTAAGGATGTAATGACTGGGCTCGGCTATTGGACAGACGATGCACAGGTAGCAAGTGAGATTACAGAAAAGTTTTGGTCAGAGCAGCCAGGGCTTTATGTACGAATTGAGCAATTGGAGTAAAGGAGCGTGATTAGAATGGCACATAAGTGTAAGGGATGCGTGTGGAGCCGTCAGGTAAGCGAGAATAAAGTTTACTGCCGCAGGGTAAATTGTGTAAAAGAAAATCGATTCCGGAGCGTGATCGGTATGTTAGGGCAGGTGCAGCATGGTCATCAGCTGAGTGAAGCTGAAAGTGCTGCGATAGACGTTGCTGCAGATGTTTTACGGACAGAGGGGTGATGCGATGCCTACGACGGATGAAATAAAGCAAAGGTTAAAAAGTGCATGGGTCTGGCAAAAGCAGCTTGAAGCGGATTTACAAATGCTGCAGGATCTAAAAGATTTGGCAGAACAGATAACTCCAGTCTACAGCTTGGCGCCTGGGGGCGGTAGCAGTAACGACAAATTGGGCGGTACAGTTGCGAAGATGGCTGACGTGGAAGTATCTGTTCAAAGCGATATTAGGATGCTTACAGAGGCGCTAGCGGCGACAAGAGCGCTAATAAAAATGCTTGACGACGAGAAGTTGCAGCTGATATTGTTCAAACGGTACCTGAATTATCAGCGTTGGGAGGTTATTGCTGCGGATTTGGGGTATAGCTATCGTAGAGTTACCCAAATGCATGGCGAGGCTTTGGTAAAAATTACAAAGATTTCCTAGAATTTCCCTATTGACCCGTGTTATACTGTATGTGTAGAAATTGACAAAAGCCGTTGATCTGGTTAATTATCAGCGGCTTTTGTGGTATATACCATAGTGGAGTGATTACTGGTTATGATGTAAAACGTAGAGTCGAGTAATGATAATAAAAAAAGGGCTTGATTTGCAAAATAAATATGAATCAGTTTACTATGAAAAATTTTAGTGATAAAATAATAAAAAAGGGTAAAATTTGATAAAAATGAGATAATGTGATAAAATTTGTGAGTACGCAAGAAAAGGAGGTGCTACTATGGCAAAAGTTAAAGCATTGATTGCAACTGTTTTGTGTGGGCTGTCTACTTTTACGATTATGCCTAATACGAATTATTTTCAGCACATATCTCCTGATGCAGCATCAATTACTAATGCGGCATGGCAACGTACAGGAAGAAACATGAAAAATGCTATGGATAAGGTTGGTGAATGCATTGAGCCCGAAAAGTGTTCAGAGCAAAAGAAACCTTCCAAGTAATGGGCATACGGAAGTTCAAGTACAAAAAGACCACGATAAAGTGCAGGCTGGATTTTACAAAGGCCCTGTGCCTCCACCTAATATCATGGAGGGGTATAAACACATTGACCCTAGTTTTCCAGAACGTATTATGCGTGAATTCGAGAAAAATTCAGAACATATTAGAGAGTTAGAGCGCGAAGGTCTTAATGCAACTGTTGCTAGAGATAAAAGAGGTCAAATATGTGGTTTTATATTGGCTTTGGGATTATTTGCAATAGTAATGTTTTGTTTGTATTTAGGAAATATTACTTTTGCTGGATTTGGTGCAGTTGCTTTTTTTGGAACAATGATTCAAGCGTTTTTACCTAAAAATGATAAGCAGAATAGCAAAAAAAATGACAAAGAAGATAATTAAATAAAATTGTGTACTTCAAGCACTTACTTCGGTGAGTGCTTTTCTTATGTGTTGAAACAAACATAAATAACGAGGCGGTGGTGATCATGTGAGCGAGAAACACGAGCAGGCGTAGGATTTAATCGTGTGATATAATATTGCTATATAAAATTAGGGATGGTGGGAATTTTGATAGATTTCATTATTTCAGTTTTCAAAGAAACTCAAGTAAATACATGGATAATTATAGGTGTTTTAATACTTGGTTATTTATATCGTGAAGGAATAAGTAACTTTTTTTCTGAAAAGTTACTAGAGAAACAAAAACTGCATGATGAGCAAAGAGATGTAAAACAAAATGAGTTTCAAGAGAAGCTATTGAAACAAAATGCTGAATTACAGAAAAGTGTATTAGCTGCTATTGAAAATCAGAAAAAAGATATACAGAAAGAATTAAGTGATATCGATTATAAACGGGATTACTATAAAAAAATAATAGACCACCGCATAGAGGCGTATGAAAAACTATCGATTTATCTGGATTCAGTTTGGACCAAAAAACGTAGTACTGCTTTAAAACATGAAACGGAAATATATTCATGTTTTGAAAACGAGGAAGAATTGATAAAAGCTCGCCAGTTATTGCTTAGTTATTGTCCTGGAATTCATTGGTACTCTGAGGATGTGTATAATAATTACTATAACTTAGCTAGATACTTAGTAGATGCACTAGATGTTTTAAATGGAACAAAAGAAGAAAAAACAGTCCAAGCGCAAAACAATTGTACGGTGTTAAATGATCACATAGCAGATACAATATGCAAGCTTAAAATTGCAATCGCAGAAGATCGGATCAGTTTTGACAAGGTTGAGGATTTTTTTAATAATCAAAAACAGCAAATAGCAAGAGCTAAATAAACAATAAGAAAAGCACTCACTAAAGTGAGTGCTTTTCTTATGTCCATTTGTAGGAGAATTTTCATAGGTTCTTCCTGAATGCGGCGAGCTTGCGGGTCTTTTGAGCCCCGAAAAAGGTTTAGATTTAAAAATATTTTTTCCTATTTCCTTCTCTTTGTAGTAGACAGGCGGTGAAAATAGAAGTGGTAAAAATGCTGAAACGTGGCTCTGCAAGAGAGCTTGCCGAATTATTGGGCATCAGCGAACGACGTGTAAATCAGTTGGTAAATGAGGAAGTTTTGCATCGTGAAATAGAAGGAGACTTCGTTTTGACAATGGCAATAGCTTCGTTTTATGAAAATAAATATTCCAGCAAGGATGAAGATGATTATTGGTCTGAAAAAGCATTGCATGAAGCTGCAAAACGTAAATTAGCTGAACTTGAATTGGCAAGGCGACAAAATCTGTCGCATGATGCGGCAGATGTCGAAAGAGTTATGACAGATATGTTATCTAAATTACGGAGTCAGCTTTTAGGCATACCATCCAAGATGGCTGCTAGACTGGAGAATCAGAGCAGAAGTGTTATTATGACGGAACTTTCTAAAGAAATTAAGTCAAGGTTAACTGAGCTTAGCGATTATAATCCGGAGATATTTAGTAATGAAGAAGACAGTTGATCTTTTCAAAAAAATAGTAAAACAGTCATTGATGCCGTTATCAGATCAAACTGTATCCGAATGGGCTGATAACTATAGGATGATATCTGGCGAAGCTGCTGCAGAGCCTGGGCGGTGGCGAACAGATCGTGCTCCATATCAAAAAGCCATTATGGATGCTTTTACTGAACCAGGCATAACTAGGGTGGTTGCAAAGACCGCATCTCAGGTTGGAAAGTCCGATATCATGAATAATGTTATTGGTCGGTTCGCGCATCTGGCACCCGCACCAATAATGATGATCCAACCAACTATCGAAACATCACAGGACTATAGTAAATCACGTATAGCGCCGATGATCAGAGATACAAAGGTATTGAGAGATATTTTTAAAGACGTAAAAAGTCGTGATGCCGGCAATACTATTCTTTCTAAACAGTTCCCAGGCGGCAGACTTATCATGGCGGGTGCTAACAGTCCTGCCGGTCTTGCCAGTAAGCCGATAAAAATACTGCTGGCAGACGAAGTTGACCGCTTTCCAAAAAGCGCCGGCACAGAAGGCGACCCGGTCAGCTTGGCTGCAAAACGTATGACTACATTTTGGGATAGCGTAATGGGGCTATTCTCAACACCGACCAATGCTGGAGACAGTCGAATCGAAGATGAATATATAACAGGGACTCAGGAAGAGTGGCAGCATCAATGCCCAAAGTGCAAAGAGTGGCATTTAGTCACACATCGGGATATGCATACTGACTACGACTGTTCTGTTGATAAAAAGGGAACAAGGCAGATTATCGTTAAGTCAGTTATTTGGCGTTGTCCAGATTGCGGGTTTGGGTTTACAGAAACTGAAATGCGGCAGGCCGCACAAAAATATATTGCACAGAACGCTTCGGCTCTCACTAAGGGGGTACGGAGCTTTTTTGTTAACTGTTTTGCATCACCTTGGGTGAACTGGTCAGATGTAATGCAGGAATGGTTGGAAGCACAGGGCGATCCAGAGCGTGAAAAAGTAGTTGTTAATACTCGTTTTGGAGAAGCATATGAGCGCAAAGGAAATTTTGAAAGCCATGAGCAGTTTATGCGCAGGCGTGAAAACTATGGCGCCGAGCTGCCGGAAGGCGTACTGCTTTTAACAGCGGCCGTTGACGTACAAGACAACAGGCTCGAGTATGAGATTTGTGGCTGGGGAATGGCTGAAGAATGTTGGGGAATAAAAAAGGGTACTATTTTGGGCGTGCCGGATACACCTAAAGTGTGGGCTATGCTGGACGAACAGCTGGATAAGGAATATCGCTTTGCGTCAGGTAAGGGTCTTTTGGTAGCCAGGACGTTTATCGATTCCGGCGGCCACTACACGAAAGAAGTTTATGCGTACTGTAAAAAACGATTTGCAAGGCAGCGTTTTGCTATAAAAGGTTCATCGACACCAGGAGTGCCGTTATTGCATAAGTACGCTAAGGTTAAAACCGTAAGGGGACATACGATACCGCTGGTAATGCTTGGCACAGATAGCGGCAAACAATATGTTATGGATCGGTTATCGATTGAAGAGCCTGGACCTAAATATTTTCATTTTCCGCTTGATAAGAGTGATAGCGTAACTGTACAGCTAACTCGCGGCTACGATGAATTTTATTTTAAAGGCCTCATATCTGAAACGAAAGAGCCTCGTCGGAAAAATGGAGTATTAGTATATCAGTGGGTAAATATAGCTAAAGATAAACGGAACGAGCCTTTGGATCTGCGGGTTTATAACCTCGCATGTATGTTAAGCGTAAATCCTGATTTCGAGGCTTTGGAAAAATTGATCAACAGCCCGAATGCAATCAAAGAACAATCGGTAAAGTCTAAACTGAAAAACAAGCCTAAAGGCGGCTACGGCTGCATTAGAAAAAGTGTGAGGGGGGATTATTAGTGGCAATTACGGTACTTAATGAACGGTTAAAGCAGTATTTATCTGCAGAACAGTCTATTTTGGTAGCAGGGCAAAGCTACAGAATTGGCAATAGAACGCTGACAAGAGCTGATTTATCAGAAATAAGAAAAGAAATAAATGATCTTGTTGCTGCAGGAGCGACTACTGACGATGGCCAGAGCCGGAGATCCAACAGAACCATGCAGGTCATTATGCGGGATTAGCTTGAGAGATAAAAAACATAGTTGCAATTATTCTTATTATGATATAATGTAAAAAAGAATGGAGGATGTTGAGCATGAATAATTTTAATGATTTAAAAATTAATTATGAAGAATTAAAGAAAAAATGCGATGATCATGCCTCTAAATGTGATAGGATCACTAAGGAGATAGAAAAATGGGGACAGAAGAACAAAATGAAACTAGAATTTCTGAAAAACACGAAATAATAGATTTTCTTTATATAGACAAAGAAAGAATTGATTCTTATGTTTCACAAATTAGAAATGGAACGCTTAGAAGTGTTGTAAAAAAGCAGGGTGTATCCGAAGAAACACTGACAAATGGCAAGGTTAATAGTGCTGTGTTATCTGGCGGAAGAGAATACAGCCGAGGCAGCGCAGAAGAGGCATCAGAACAATATGACCCTTGCCACAGCCAAATAGTTCAGCTTTTAAATGATTTGGGTATAGTTCCTTTGGATCAATTGCCGGCTAAATGTGATGGGGAATTAGTCATGTTAAATGCTAATATTGCAATAAGGGATATTGCATCCGTCAAATCTATTATGCCTTTTTTCTTAAAGCATTCTAAGACATTTGGGTTGCCTACAGGGAAGAATGACCAGAGTATGCTTAAAGTTATGAATGAAATAATTTTACAGTTACCAGATTTTATTGGATTGAGCGTTTATTTTGATGGTATACAAATTAATGGAACATTAAATGCACGCAACTTAACTATAAAACATACCGATATAGTAAGCAATTATGGAACGCGTCTTCCAGGAGAGTGGTATGTTCTTGGTATTTTGGATTCTGCACTTGAAATTGAAAATATGGAGGATAAAGGCATTGATAGTATAGATAGTATCATTGATGCTTATACTGGAGCTATGAAGAGTCTATGTTCTAGTTCGGTATATAAAATTATACCAATATTGATTTTTAGACAGATTAAATATTGACAATAATAAAAAATAACTCCTTAAGGAGTTATTTTTTATTGGGGGCGAATTAATCTTAAAAATTTTTCGCAAATTTTGTTTTTAAGAATATCAGTTTTAATTTTGTCTGATTCCCTGTTGATTTCTTCTATCATAGTATTAAAAAAATATCGGTTTATAGTAACAGAAAAGTCAGGACTATTTTTATAAACTAGAGTAATAGTTTTGTTTTCTTTATTTTCTGAGGTATCGAAACCAGATCTTTTAATAATTTTTATAGGATCATCAGCAGGTTTAGATTTTGCAGATACTGTAAATTCAAAAAGAAATTCTTCTAATGTCAGGTCTAGTGCGTTTGCTATTTTTTGAATAGTTAAGATAGTAAAATTTATTTCGCCACGTTCATATTTTCCAAATTGAGACGGAGACATATTACATTTTTTACTTATATATTCTTGAGTCATATTATTTTTTATACGTAAATATTTTATTAGGTTTCCAATAGCTAGAAGAGTACTATCTTTATGTGATTCGTCTTTTTTCATTTTAAACTCCTTAAAAAAGTATATATTTGTCTTATGTTAAAATTTTATTTTAATTTGTTTCCGTATCTTATATTGGTATTATAACAAGTATATAGGAATTTTTAAAGGTAATATAAATACCTTTTTGTCGCAACTGACATTTGACAGAGAATGTTTGAAAATATATTATTAATGCAAAAGTCAATATATTGTTTTTAAATTGGAAATAATGCTTGACTTTTGGTAGTACAGAATATATAATTTTGGTAGTACAAAAGCGAGGTGACGTTATGGGTACTAAGAAAATAGGGCGCCCAACAGATTCGCCAAAAGACTATAGACTTCAAATAAGAGTTAGTGAAGAAACATTGAAGACTCTTGATGAATGTGTAGAAGCTTTAGGCAAAAGTCGTAGTGCTATTGTAAGAAATGGCATTGATTTAGTGAAGCGTTCTATTACAAAAGAAAAATAAGACTGGTCGCCGTGGAAAGCAAAAACCAGTCTTATATGCACCAGCCGAAGCTGATAAATATAGTATATCAGTTTTGGTTGAGAATTTCAAATGGAGTGATATACTATGAATTTACAGATTTTTGAAAACAAAGAGTTTGGTAAAGTAAGAACTATCGTGAAGAACAGTGAACCGTTATTTATAGCAAAAGACGTTTGTGATATTTTAGGATTAAGTAATTCACGACAGGCTGTAAGCCGTTTAGATAATGATGAGAAAAATACCGTCACTTTAAATGACGGTATTGGAAATCCTAATAAAACCGTAGTTAACGAATACGGACTATATAATCTTGTACTTGCCAGCCGTAAGCCACAAGCTAAAGCGTTCAAGCGTTGGATAACACACGAGGTTATTCCAGCTATACGCAAAACCGGTAAGTATGAAATTGAGCAGCAAACTTTAATCGAAGAATCATACAAGCCTAGCCTGAAATACTACAGAGGAATACCAGTAATAACTAAAAAGGACTTGGCTGCAGTATTAAAGACAGAAGTTTTTAACCTTGTTCCGTATTGGTCGAAAAAGGGGCTGTTGATAAAAAGCCGTGATTATTTCTTACTGGCAGGTGAAGATCTGGAGCTGTTTAAGAAAGATAACCCGGGTTGCACATCGGCAATGACAGCATCACTTATAGTTATAACTGCTTCAGGAGCAAGAAAAATTTGCAAAGTAAGAAATCGCGAAGAAAGTTGTAAGGCGATATTTATCACTGAAAAGCCAAAAACGGTATCTGTTGAGCCTGTAAAATCAATATGGGTAAAGAAAATGGTAGTTGATACGCCTAAAAATGAACAGGTTAAGAAAGCCATTGAAAAAATCAGAAAGCAAATGACTGCTTTAGATGTACTGCTTACCGAGTATTACGCATATAATACTGAAGCCTTGCATAACGGTTTAAAAGAAACCTTGGAGCAGGTAGGTATGAATGTTAATCATGAAGTTTTTGGGCTTACGAGAATAAAACTTAATATTATCGAGAGTAAATGGTAGATAATCGCTAACTAAAGCGTCCTTATTTTAAGGGCGCTTTTTTATATACAAAAATACTTAAAGGAGGTGGTTAAATTGCAGGCGACAAGATTAGGCGATACTGATACAGGACATGATGCTTGCCCAGGAACTGTACTTGTGAGTGCCAGT